GTAAGCCGGAACTTTTCCCTGCCCGGCGGAATAAAAGTGTATGAAACGGAATACACCTCCACGATATACGGAACGACAGCGGAACAGGAGCCATGCGTACCAAACCGACCGCCGCAGAAACCTAAAATAAAGATAGCTGGCGTTTCAAATCTTCCTGCTGACGGATAATACGAGGATCGGCACTGGCATTGATGATATTGTAAAAAGTCTTTTCGCAAATTGGGTAAACCGGATAGATATAGCGACGCAAGATCTCGCGGTTGGACAGACCGCTGCGTGCATGCTCGTCGTAAATGCGGAGAATTTCACCCACCTTGTGGGCATAACTCCTGCCGATGATTTTTCCCCTACGCTTGTTCATATCCGGATAGACTGGTTGATTATTTGCTGGAATATGATACAAAAGTAAGAAAAATGACTATCCGATACTAAAATAGCCTACAGCATTTAGTTAATGTAAAAACAATACCTTATCCTTAATTACATTAAATTGAGTAGCATATTCAATCATTTCTTTATAAACTTCATCTATTAACGAACGACTTACATATATACTTTTTCCATTACGATGAATTAAATCATGCCTATATTTACTATAAAACTTTTTAATTGCTAGAATAGAAGGTATTTGAGTACCATATATAGATTTAAAGAATACTCTCACATTTTCAAACTGATGATATATAAACATCTCTGGGACAATCTGTGTGATTTCAATAACCTTATCAGACAAATTAGGCGTGTCCACTACACTTAACATTTTCTGTAAGAAATTATCCATACGATATATACCTTTAATCTTACCTTGCTTCAAGCTATTAATAAAAATATCAATATGCTTTTCATCAGATAAAATAAAAAGCATCACCATTTCCATTAAGTATAGTTCAAATTGGGCAAAATATCCCATAAGAACTAACTTATGTACTTCTTGGCTTTCCTCTAATTTAAGAAGTACTTTATTATTTATTATGTCCAACTCTGATTTAAGTTTTGGAAAAGGGGATATACCTAAAATATATGGGCCAGCCTCATAAAAAGTTACTCCTCCACTAACAAAAATACTTAGAAATACACTATCAACAAAAGAATCATCTGTAATAATATAAACGCCTTCTGCACCTGCAGTTATCTTTCTGTGAATGATTGGTGGTTCTGAAGCATACATCATAATATCACCAAATATTATTTTTTTAGTAACTTTCATTAACAGGTTACCTTCTATATATACGATTTCCATAGCTTAAATTTTATATTTTGAATATAATGCAAATATAAAGATAAAAGACATTACTCTTGTAAGATTAAGTAGAGTTATGCACTAATTCAAATAAACAGTGTCACAGAATTACTCATGAAGTCAATTTATTATGTTTTCATTTCCCGTCCGGAACCCACTCCACTGTAACGATACCTTTTACTTTTCCGGTTCCACCGCATTTCGGGCAGGGTATCTTTACCCGCTCATGGATGATTTCAGGATTCCAGAACCAGCCATTACCATGGCAGTAACCACAGGCGTACCCTGTATAGTAGCCTATGGTTTCTTTACCGACGCCAAAGTCCGGGGAACTGAGTACCAATATTTCTTTTTTCTCACTCATGCTTCGATGTAATAGGTCTGGACAACCACATGATTACGGAAGATATGTATCACCGTCCTGCCTTCATCCTGCCGGAGTTCGGTTTCCACAAAACTGCGACGGATGTCGCCTTTTTCCATTAACGAACGGATTTCAGCGTCGATGAATGATTTCAGGTTACGGAAATCCTGCTCATTTCCTTTCAGTCCGGTGGCATCCAGCTGGCTGACCGCCAACTGGAGCTTAAGAAGCCAAAGCGGCTTGTCATTGGGAATACTTGATTTGTAAGTTATCTTTGCCATTATTTTTCCGTTTTGAGGATTATTTTTGTTTTGTTACTTCATACCCCTTTCCTCTGAGATACATTGCTATATATTCATTGTTCCCGACATCTTCAAGGACATCAAAAAGGTAGGCACTTATATACTTGGCTACTGCATCCGCATTTGCGTAATCAATGTTTTGCGAAATAAACTTCACTTTCTCTGTTCTTCCTAAACCTCTGAAGGCTTCTTCAATTTTGCTCATTTCTATTCTTGTTATACGTTAATTAAATATTCAATCGTTATAAGCATCTCGTATGCTACTCGTGGGTCAATGGCATTGCCGAGTGCGTGAGTTCTGTCCATCCAATTGGGTATCCCATAAACCACTCCATCCAACTCGGAGTAATATCGGACGGATTGAAACCAGCTCTCGAAATATGTGCTGTCAGGTAATTGCTTTTTCGTTTGTCGGAATGCTTTAAAATGCTCTCTCTGCGTAGCTTTATCCGCTTTGCTTCGCTGGCCGTTAAGGCAGGCAACAATCCAAACTCGCTTCCTTTCTTGAAAAGAATCTTTACCCGCAGCTGGAATAACAAACGGTTGTACTTCGTAGCCTTCGCTTTCCAAATCAGTGCACACTTGCTCGAAGACCACTCCGTCTGCGTTACTAATAAGTCCGAGAACATTCTCAGCGATGACCCATGTCGGTCGGCACTCTCGTACAACTCGATACATTGCTGGCCATAAAAAGCGGGGGTCTTCCACTCCTTGTTGCAAGCCAGCGTTACTGAATGGTTGGCAAGGGAATCCTCCGACCACAACATCAACG